CGCGTCTCGTGTTTGCTTAAGTGAAGCTGAACCTGTAATGCCGCCGTTAATTGTAATATTGGGTGAAGAAATGTTCACGTTACTTGTTCCTGAACCGCCCTTAACGTTAACGTTGCCAGCTAGACCCTGCAGACTGCTCCCAAGTGTGTTGGTTTTATGGGCAAGTTGATCGCTAAGTGCGATGCTCTGGGTAACTTGTTTGTTGAATTCTTCCGCAGCTGGAGCAGCATGCGCAAAACATAGGTGGCCAAGGGCTGAACCTAAGTCGCCAATCAAGCTACTAAGAGGCTTCACTGCGTTTGCAACAGCATTAATTGCCGTTTCAAAAGCCTTCACCGGAATCAATGCAACTTGCAAGTCTGCAACAAGAATTTCCTTGAAAAAGTTAGCCACTGGTAAAAGAATAGTTGTGTAAGCCCAGTTAAGCCCATTCCACAGGGCGTCTCCCGCACTCTTCAAATCATTGAAAGCACTAAGAAGGGCTCCGCCAATCACATGCCCCAAAGCATCCATAACATCTCGGAAGGGTTTGCAGTGCTCATAAGCCTCATAAAATATAGCAGCTAACGCCGTAACTGCCAACACGACCAGCATAATCGGGTTAGCGTCGCAGACCGCATCAAATAAGCCCATGGCACCTGTCGCTGCTTCTGTAGCGCCAACCTGAATCCACTGTGCAGCGGACTGCGCATCAGTCGCCGCTGTACTAGCGATTGTGCCAAGCGTCCCGGCTTCCCGCAGACTATTCAACGTCGTCATAATACCGACGACACTGGGAATAACCGTAAGCGCTGACATCACAAGAGTACTGTTATAGTTTCTCTGCGCCTCTGAAACCCGTTCTTGATCCACTGATTGGGTTTGCTCTGCCAAAGCCAGCTTATTCTGTGCATCCTGTGCCTGCAAGCTTGTGGGACCATATTCGGCAACTGCTTTATTGTATGCTTGCTGAGCCAAAGTCACGGAGTTTGCAGCTTTCTCCTCAGTCAAATTCGCCTTGGCAAGTGAAGTCTGCGCATTCTCAATGTTATTTACGCTCATATAGAGCATGGCGCCGCTCATCGCCATCGTGTTCATCTGCACTGCATTTTTGCTAAAGCTGCTGCTTGAAGCCTCAGTCGCTTCTCCCGCCTGTTGGGTGCTGACTGTAACTTGATTCATGCTAATCTGAGCGGAATCAGCTGCTTGATTGAAAGAATCCTGCATCTGAACAGTATCAGCCTGCACAGTGGTTGTCATAGTGGTGACGTTGCCTGCAGTATTCTGCATGCTACTTGACACATCGGTGCTCATTGCATCAGAAGCTTCGCTGACATTGCTGCTCATATCGGAAAAGTTGCTGCTGACTTCTTGGAAAACATCCGAAGCATCGTCAGTTGCAACAATGTCTATTTCTGCAGGAGCTCCACTCACAATTTAGCCTTCTGACAATTTTTTGAACCACACTGCTGATTGGATTAAAAATTCAAGTTGAAAATTAGTCAAGCTTGCCGCATATTCTAGGGTGTAGTGGTAGAGGTTGATGACGGCTGCGATGCGCTGGGCTTCACTGCTCCAGTTAATCCAGTCATTGACCGCCTCACCTGACGCGGTAAAAAACCCTCATTAAGCAAAGCCTTCTCCAAAGCACGCACCAAATCCCAAGGCGCATCCCGCAGATCCTTCTCAGATAAGTCGGGGTAACAGGGCTTCATCATCTTCAGAAGCGCCTGCAATTCGAATTCGCGTTGATCATCCTTGTAAAACTTGGCTAAATCGCTTAGCTCGTTATGGGTAAGTAATAGGAATTTGACCCATCCTGCGCCAGGCACATTAGCCTCCTGCGGAACCTTACTGCTTTTCAGTAGGCCTACGCTAAAGTTTTTGAACCGCTCCTTCTGCTCAGCCTCATATTCATCAAATGCAGCCTTAAGTTTCTCAAAACCTTCAGCATCAAATTTTTCTTCACTCATCAAATCACCTCATTATTTTATAATCAAATTGTCGGTTGTAGAAAATCTAAAAATTAAAAAAAAATTAGAATGAGCCTGGTGTGATCGTTTGGGCTTCACCGCTTATGTCGTTTGCAATGGTGCCTTTCTGCCCGTTTTTTACGCTGTAAGCAGTAAGGATAACGTTGTTGTAGGTGATTTTCGGGTTTCCTGTGGTTGTTCCTTGTGGTCCCCAAATAACTGTTACGACCGTGCCGTTTAGAACGTCATTTAGCAATGGTGCGTACAGTGAGGGAACAAAGAGCGCTGATGCCTTGAAGGTGTTGGATTGGTTGCCGCTGGCTAAGAAAGCGGGTGTTGGCGCACTTTGACAAACGTATTCTTTGATCACTTCTGCCTTAATGTCAGTTGTAAAATCCGTTAGGAAACCGATTGCTGTCCCGCCTACTTGAACGACGGCTAATCTACTTAGGACTGGCGTAGATGTACTCATATTTTTTCACCTCGATTACATGTGGTTACTGTAAAGACCTTTAGCCCTGTAACAAATCTTTGATTTGCTGCTCAATCTCCGGCGCGAATTCGCTAAGATGCTGATTAACCGAGTTAGTGAGGAAAAGTCTCGCAGACATTTTCTTTGTACCAAACTCCACATAATATGCATACGGCGCTGTAGCCTTGACCTTAATTTGAAAATTGCTTGGTTGCTCAATCGCCAAGGTGCTTTTCAAATATCCCGTTCTAACCGGAACCAACGTGTTTGCCGTCGCCAAAATATTCTGAGCTACGTTCATCATTCCAGCAGCAACAGCCTCAGGATATTGCTCACAAAGGCAATCAAAGCAACCCTTCCCAACGTCAAAATTTAACAATTTAACTGAAATCTGAACGCTCAACTAAATCTGTCCTCAAGGTTGGAGTAATGAATTAACGAATTTCGGAGTGTTTTCCATGGAATTTGATTTTTGGCGTGAACATGCCTATAAGCGCGTTATGACGCATGTCATATCAGGTATGTCGTAAATAGATATACCCTAACTTGAAGGGCACACGCAGCCATCACCTTTTCAAAACTGTTTCACAACCGTTTCAGCCAACTATCAAATCACTCAAAGCCCTTTAGGTAAACATAAAGGAGAAGTAAAAAAAATGAACACAAAGAAAATAATCATCATATTAACCGTCGCGGTAATCGCAGCAGCGATAGTAACCGCTTCAGCATTCATATTCCTATTCATACCCATGACAACAAACTCGAACGCAACGCCACCTGCAACAACAGGAATAGGAGCCCAGGCCACTCCTACAGTTCCATCAACAACCACAACTGCATTAACAATCGATAACGCCACCACAATAGCCCAAAATTACGTGACACAACTAGGCAACTCAAATCTTTCAGTCGCAGAAGTTGACCAATACTCAACTTGCTTCTACGCACGAGTCGTAGAAACAAATACCGGAGCAGGCGCATTCGAACTAACCATAAACAACGTTACAGGAGCAGTCACAGCTGAACAAGGCGCAATGATGGAATGGAACACTAAATACGGAATCTCAAGCAACACGGGCATGATGGGCTACCTGACAACAGGAACAAATGGAGACATGATGGGCTCAGGCGGTATGATGACCTGGCTCAGAGGAACACCGACAACAACCATGTCAGTTACCGTGGATCAAGCTAAAACTGCGGCACAGCAATTCCTAAACACCAACTACCCAGGAACCACAGTCGGACAAGCGACCACGTTCTACGGATACTACATGATGCAAGTGCTCAAAGGAACCAGCTACTACGGTATGATAACTGTCAACGGACAAACCGGGCAAGTCTTATACTGCTCATGGCTCGGCACTTTCATGAATCGAATGGTTATTGGTTAGGCCATTAAGGGTCTAACCGCTCTTTAGTTTTTTGTGCCTCAGTTTTTTGCACCAGGGTTTTTATTTAAAAAGTGAGGTCAGATTTCTCGACTAAGCTATTTTCGTTACCCTGTGCTCCACAAGAACCTGAGAACCATTTTTGTAGGTCACAACCCAAGAGCTAAATTTCGTCTTAAACTTCTGGTTTGCTGCTCTTTTTTGTTCTGACATTCGCTTCACCTGCCTATTAACTTGAGATGCTGAAGTAAACGGCGTCAACATTGATCATAACGCGCGTCACTTCAGTTGCGTTACTATGAATCGGCTCCCCTGTTACCACATAGTTTGGGTCTTGCAAGTGAATAATGCAGGTAACTTCAGCCTGCAAAGCCTCCAAAGTAGATTCTGCAGTCGCCAAATCAGCCGTGCTTTGGCTAGCGTTAACAACAATTATGTCAACAACAAGTTTTTCAGTAACCAGATAGCATTCGCGACTAAGCGCATCAACCTGCTTGCTTGGGCTCGCGTTGTAGACAGCCACTTGCAAGGTTCCTTTTCCCTGAGTAATCCCAATCGCATCCATACGAGTTGTAGGCCACAAAATATTTGCGGCAGCCACCGGACGTGATAGCCCCCAATTCTCCTGCAGCAACTCCGAAACTGCTAAGGCTTGATTTACAGCCACTTAGGCTTTCCTCCGCTTTCTGCCGAAATAATAAAGAATCCAGCCAATCAGGAAAAGCACTATAGCGACTGGGAAAAGCAGAAGCCTAAGTTTTCGCTTTGTCATTCCTAGCCCCACCGTTCTCTATAATTAGGAACTTCATTTCCCAGGCGTGCTTCAGCGCTTACTGCTCCAGTTGAAAGATTCGCTATATTTCGGGTAAAACTGTCTTGGAAGCTTTGTACTGCGCTTTGAAATGAGAATTTTCCAACGGTGCCTTTAGTGACAAATAAGTCGCCCAGCTTGTAATCTGCTGCACCCAGTAGCATTCCGCCACTTGCCGCAACTAAAACGGCGATGCATGCAAGGTCAAGTGCGGCTAACTGCGCAAAGGGGTAACGCGGATCCGTTGATGTTACACTGGGCGCGAAGCTGCCTATGTAAGTGTTCGCATGGTCAACGTATGCTTGAACGCTGTTGCTTGAAACAGAAAGCCCGTAAACTAGATAATTGCTGTTGCTATCAGGTCCCGTAGCATTTAGAAAGCCGATAACTTCCTCTAGCGAAGTGAAAGCTGGATAAGTTGACATGAAGGGTCTCCGTAAATTGGTTAATTTGAAGCCGGCTTTACGGTTCCAGACTCAAAAGACTGGAGCAAACAAATAATCGTTTAACTGGTTGAGTAGCCCGTGGATTTGCATACGCAGAAGCCGTTTGCGACGTAGGGTGTTTTGCGGTAGCTTGTGAACGGGATAATTTTGCGCAGCCTTTTCTGGATGTCGATGTCGGTTGTGATTTCTTGTTTGGTTACCATGAACCCCATTGGTGCGTAGTTGTTGTTTGGGTTTTGGCCGTCGCTGATGCCGTAAACTATGCCTGCTGGAACAAGATTGCTGACTAAAAGCGTCCATATGCCGAGTTTTTGTTCAACTTCATTGGTGAGAGGGTTGGTGACTTCGCGGAACAAGTTGGGGTAAGGTAAGTTGCGTAGAGATTCTTCTTGGATCGGGTTGATTGCGATGTATTTCATTATGAAGTTGTGTTGTTTTATGAGCCGGTTCATTTTGTTTAGGTCTTCAAGGCCTACGCCACCACTGACTGTGATGGTTGAGCCTGTAACGCTGATTGTGTTTCCTGTGCCTGCAAAAGAGTTGCCGTTCGCTGCCCCTGCTCCATCTATTGCGGTCCAGCTGTCTAGCTCTATTTGGTACATCGTTCGGAAGGCCAGACGCATCATTTGAGTGTCAACTACGCCGAGTTCGAAGTCGGTGATCATTTCTATGGGGATTTCGACTTCTTCGCCGTAGGTGTCAGGCGTTATGCTTACGCTTGTTAATGGAGTGAAGTCTAGTACTGCAGGTGCTGCGATGCCTTTTCGTTGAATGCCGATTGCGACGTTGCCTGCTTCTTTGACGTAGGTTCGGGTGCGTCCTTTGATGATTGGGTCTGGAACAAAGAGCTTAGCAAATATCATAGCGTTGGTTGCCATCTGCAGGATTTTTTGGTGCAGTTCTGGGTATTGAATGGCTGGGCTATCATCCATTGTTACTTGATCTGGTGCAAAACTCATTTCTTGATTTCTCCTCTATTTTTTATTTAGATTCTCGACTTGACGAGTCCAAACTTGAAAGATTGGAGTTAGGGAATTACTATTGCTTGACCGCCATTAGAAGCGCCAGTATCGCAAAGGCAGTGTTTGGTTGTTGGGGTGTTGTTGGTTACTCCTACTCCGCCTGCAGCTGAGATTACTAGGTCGCCTGGGTTGATTGTGCCGCTAGCTGTGATTCTGGCTTTTACTTTGCCAGTCATTACTGTGCAGATTTTGCCTGCTATCGCGCCTACTTTTACGATGCCTACCCATTCTTGAGCTCCAGTGGTTGGGGAAACCGTGCCAGGTCCACTAATGTAAACGAACTGTCCCGCTGTGACGCCGCCTGTGCCCGCGATAAACGAGAGGTCAGTTGAGGATGGTTGCTGTACGAGAGGGCCTGAATTTTCAAATGACATACTACTGCATGCCTCCCTGTGTCACCTGGGCATCGAAAGTGCGTTTCTTTTGTGCGGCTGCTGCAAGTTCTTTGAAGTAGGGCGGCACTGCCACCATTCCTGGCTGAGCCTTCTGTGGTTCCAGATGTTCGTTTAGGATTCCTGTGACTCCTTTTCCGGGTGCACGTTGCTTTAGTGCTTGTTTTATGGTTTCGTCAACTTTGGCTGCGATGGCTGCGGTTTCCAGTTTGACTGCTTCTCTTGCGGCTTCGACTGCTTTTGTTACTGCTTCAGCTGAGGCTTTGTTGCATGCTTCTGACAAGTTGTTTGCGTGCTTTTCCATCATTGCCTTTATGGCTTCTGCATCTATGGGTTGATTT